TCAAATCCAACTCTATATGATGGTTTATTATTGTAAGGATCTAAAATAATTAATGAATTTGGAACATCTACAAATGTTCCTCTAATAAAATAAACACCCTTTGAAACTCCAACTGCATATCCAGTTTCAGTGGCATTAGTAGATACTAAAGAAAATACAGTGTCTCCTGCGTTTAATGTTGTATTCCCATAAGTAAAATTCTCTTCTAGAATTAATATTTCACCATCTTCAAATTCAACAGTTTCATTATCAGTGCCGCCATCACGATATTTTACTGCTAATGTTATTTGATCAACGCCTTCATTTGGAGGTAAAATATATCCTTTTATCGTAGCAATAATTCCTGATTTTTGACCTTTTACTAGTGTTCCTCTCCCACTATTTGCAGACGTTATTTGCTTTATATAAGCAGTTACATCGATACCTAAATGGTTAGCATTGACTTTAACCGTTGTATAAGCAAAATCACAGGTCACTGAACCTGGAATGACCATAGAACCTTCTTTAAAAATGTGACTACCAAAAGATTCTATTTGATTTTGTAAAATAGATTGGAGACCAGTTAGTTCTCTAGCCTGAACTGGATATCCCGGTTTGAAGAGAACTTTATAAAAATTCTCATCTTTATTGAAGTCATCATAATATGGACTTACATTAAGATTTGTCTTCTGTGGCATTGTTTAAAATTCCAGTACTATTTTAATGTCTTCTTTTTGGCGCAGATTTCTACTAATTATTGGTCTATTATCGAGATAGATTATTTCTCCCGATCCTTTATTTATTTCGGGAGATGCCAAACCATTGGTAAAATTAACTCCTAAATTAATTAACTTTGACCCAGTTGGATTTGTTGTAATTCCAGAAAATCCTGAATCAATAGTGCCAGTGAATGAAGATGATGTTCCTTTAACTTGAGAAGATGTCGCTTCAAATGAATTAAATGCACCGTTGGTGCTGATACCAACATAATCTTGTTGATCCTGCGTTGTTTGATTATAATATAATGATCTATCTCTAAAATATTTTAGAACTTTAGTTTCATTATCATATGAAGCCACATATCCAACGGCTTTTCCACCACTTGCTAGGGATTGTTCAATTTTTTCACCAATAGTTGGAGTTCCAGAAACTGATGCAGTGGTAAATTTTAATGAAAATAATCCAGTAAAAGTATTGGATGTATATATTTGTGTTGATCCAATTGATGTTGGATTTTTTACAATGGACACCTGGGCAAAACTTGTATCCACTGGAAAATCTTTGGTGGAATCATCAAATCTAGCGTAAACCAAAACTTTATCTGTCCCTAATTCTTTGTAAATATCATACCCGTGTCCTCTGGATGGTGGAATGATGGGAACTAATTTTGCGCTAGTTCCTGTTGTATTTGAGTTTAAAGGTCCCAAGTCAACTATGGCATAAGTATAATTTTTTCCACCAGTAACAACTGTAGCATTAGTTATTTTTCCACCAGAAGTAGTAACCTTAACCTTACCGCCAGTTCCATCTCCTAAAAGATTTAGTTCTGTACCAGAGGCAACTGCATAATTTGCACCACCTTTTTCGATAAAAACTGTTTTGATTTGATTTTCATAAACAACAGAGTCTGCAGCATCTCTAACAGGTTTAATTTGGGAATCAGAAGTCGTTGTCCAGTTATTAGGAACTGTTATATATTCTGTTGAATCAAATTTAATTATATCACTGGGAGAAATTGTAAATAAGTATTTCCAAATATAACCATCTCCGCTATCTCCTGCTCTAGAAGGTTCTAAATCTGTAAAAGTTGGTTGATCTTGAGAAACATTTCCTTTTGGGTTGGTGCCACTAGATCCATTTTCAATACAAATGTAAACTCTAAAATCTTGATTAAGCACATAATAATTTGCATCATATAGTCTAGATGCATTTGTTAATGGACTTGGGTTTACGATACTATAATCATCACGATACATTTCATATCTTGTTCCCACAATCCAGTCTATTCTCCTAATTATTCTTCTAATATTAGATGAAGAGATTTTTTTACCATAAAGAATAGTATCAATATTATGGTTAATATTTGAAAAACTATCAATAGGTGCAGGAGGATTTGTATTCCAAGTTGTTGTTCTCCCAAAACCAACTTTTGCTGGATTAGGTAGACCAACAGTTACGTAGTAAGAATTAGACGAATTATCAAATGAATCTACAAAATTACTAGCGTTTAAAATTCTAAATTGATCAGTAACAATTGCTGACATCGTTAAACTTTTTTATGTATTTATATGCCATTATATTGATGGAATGGAATTATTAGAAAATTTTCTAATTCCTCCAGAGTCTCTAAGACCAAATTCTCTTCTTTGAATTTCCGGTAGAGATGATAATCCTGCATCAATAGTTAATCCAGTAACTCCAATTGAAATTGGATTTACTCTTGATGTGAAGTTAGTTATTCTTCCCCAAGAAACTTTACCGCGAGGAGATAATATAGATCCAACTGTATTGATTCCGGTAGTATTGGTATTGGTATGTATATTACAAATTATCTCACAATCTGGTCCAGTATTTGTTTTTGTTCCAACAATATAAATGTTATCCAAACGATTTGTTCCAATTCCAACAATAGATGCATTTCCACTATTAACAGAAGTTACCCCACTACCAACAACGGTTTCATATACAAAAATTGGATATCCTGGTTGTAAATCGTTGGCATCTGATGCATCAGCTCTAAAATTAATTTTTAGTGCAAGGGGATGTCCACCAACACCACTAGTTGTGCTAATTCCAGTAATAATTCCAGCAAATCCCTGAACACCACTATCAGGAATACCGTCAATATATTCAGTTTTTGCCTTAGGGACATCAATAATAACTTGTGGTGCAATTGAATACCCAAAACCAGGATTAGTTATTGATACAGAGGAAACAATGCCACCAGAAATAATAGCTTGGGCGGCCGCCGTTGTGCCAATACCAACACCAATTCTAGGTGGTGCTGATATTTTAATTGGCAAGTTAGATGAATATCCAAGTCCAGGATTAGTGATTGTTATCGCTGATATTGTTCCAGCAACGGATACGGTTGCTGTAAATGCTGCGGAAACTGGATTCGTCCCTTCAACAATTCGTGCATCAATAGTAGAAATGTTTACACCATAAGAAGAATTTAAATTTTCATTTTTAGCACCAATAATAGTGCCAATTCCAGGTCTTTGAGTCGTCTCTTCCATGATAAAGAATCTAGCATCATCTACAAATATCTCTGTGCTTGAACTGGAAATATCTCCAATAATTTTTGCCACCGGATAAACAAACGGTTCAAGAGAATCTCTATCTTTCGATACAACAATTCCACCAACATACAAATCTTTTTTCTGTTTTGACCATTCAAGTGGTCGAAATGTCTTGCTATTGATTCCTAAACCAGTATAAATATCTGTTTCAAAAAAATCAGATCCAGTAATTTCACTGATAGTACGATTTCTATCTTGATCTGAGGTTGACGAATGTAGTGGATGTTTATTAATTTTAATAAAGTCTCCAATCTTTAGAGTCTCATTAACGTTAATAATTGTGACATCAACTCCATTCTGCCCAAGATAGAAGAAAATATCAACATCATCTGCAGAATCAGGAGCCTCTGTAAATGTAAAACTTGTTCCACCACTAAATTGATAGGCAATACCTGGAGTTTGCAATACACCATTAACAAATATTATTAATACTGCATCAAGATTTATTGCGCTTGAAAGTGGATTAGTTGCATCAATTTCAAAACTTAAAAGTGATCCATTTAAAACTAGAGGGAATCTTGTTCGAGATCCATCTTGCAGCGAACTTATACTATCAATAAAATTCATTTCACCAAAGGACCATGATGAGATTGAATCATTAAATGTTTCAACAACTTCCAATTCAAACTCAGTAATAGGTTTATTGTATCCAATGGCGGTCACAAGACCAACTGGTTTAAATACATCACCAACTTGGAATGCGTATCCTGGTCTTGCTATTTGGAAAGATTCAACTTGAAACAAAGATGCTCCTACACCGACAATATAATCATTTTGATTTACTGGCGTTCTTAAACGCCTTTGAAGTTCAGATCCTGGACTTGTATCATAAAAAATACCACTAGAGGTAGATCCAATTCCAACTCTTCCTGATGCAGGTCCAATCTTAATATTCATCAATAAGTTTGATCCTGTGCTAGTTGTTGATCCAATTCCAACTCTAGAAACACCAACTACACTTATATTTTCATAATTTGGTTCTGGTATTCTTATGTAAGGATCATCATATCCACTACCTCCACTAACTACATTAAATGAAAGTGTACCACCTGCACCAACGGTTGCAGTGATGGATGCTGCAGATCCAACATGATTTGGATCGGTAACACCAATAGAAACGGTTCCCCTATATCCAGAACCATGATTTAGATCATACCAGGGAAAAACAGTACCAAATCCAATATATGTGTGGGGCAGTGTACTTGTCCCAACATTAGCTGTAAAAGATTTTGCAGATATAATTCCAACGATATCGTAAGAGTAGTCTAATCCTGTTGATGGAAAGTAAGATATAATTCCAGCACTAGATGGACATGTAAATGCTAATCCGACTAATTTAATTCTATCACCACCAACAAAATTGTGATTTGAAGTTGTAGTTATTTCAATAATTCCAGTTATATTATTATATAAAGACGTACTAATTGATTTTCCGGGGCCAGTATGAGAAATACCTGTGATACTGGTGATTGTTCCAGATGCATTTAAATTTGCCTTAACTTTTGCACCAACCAATGGTGCATATCCTAAACCTGGTGTAGATCCAAGAGATACAATAATTCCACCTCGTGGAAGTTGATTTTGATTTACATCAAAATCTGATGTAATACGAGTTCCGTCAGTAGAAGTAATTCCAGTAAATACAACACTAGAAATTCCAGAAGAAGTTTTAAATTCATAATTATTTCCGGCATTATTAAGTGTTGTTGGTGTTTGAAAAACTCCATTAATAAACAAGATACCATTACCAATTGAAACTCCGGTGGTATTAATACCCTCAACAGTCATTGTATATGTTTGACCTATGCCAGTGAATTGAGTTGAAATATCATCAAATACCATATTAGTTGTATAATTTGATCTTAAAAATGTTCTACCACTAAATTCTGCCTTAACGTATGGAAGATTGCTTTGATCTCTTCGTGCCCTTGTGTTCCCTTTTGGTGGATCAGTAAAATAAATCTCAGATCCAACAATATTAAATGAACCTCTAAACACTTGAACATTTGCACCATCTGAGTGTGTTGTAGATGTAGTTCCAACTGATGCTCTAACGACAGATACTGTTGGAAATGTTGTAATACCACTTGATCCTGCCTGAATGATTCCATTGATTGGTCCAAGAATAGTCCCACCAACATTACTACTAACACCAACTTCAATAACCTTCATATATTCATTATCAATTTTTAAAATATCTCTTGGTTGTATAGATGAAATGCCACTAAGATTAAACGTAGAAATACCAGATGTAATTCCACCACTATTGTGTTGAAGTTTATGATTTACTGGAGTAAATGTAATTGGTTGTTGAACAACTCCATCAAGAGCAATTATAGTTTTGGATAATTTTTTAGTCATCTCAAGAGAGTGAATATTTCCAACTCCAACATCAGTAAATGTTACAGCAATTCCAGATTGAGCAAAATTTTGTGTAGTTGCTAGTTTAAATGTATCTGGTGTTATGGCAATTACGAAAACTTTTTCTGGTAATCTATTAGTAACCACTCCTAAATGATTTACTGTTGATCCTATACCAACTGCCGATTTTCCAATTCCAATAAACGAAGATCCAGGTGTATACACAAGTTCTTCACCTGTATTAAAGAAATGATTTGTGATAGTAAACAATCCAGTAGATAAGTTTAAAATACTTGAATTTGCTGGATTAAAAGTTTTTTTATAAATTGGAACATTGTTATGCTTTAAGTCAAAACTAACTTTGTTAATTCTACTTCCATTTTTTCCATCATAAGATGAAACTAAAACATTTTGCTCTACAG